TAGCCGTTGCGAGTACAGAACATGGCACGCTTAACTGTCGTACACATAATCACCTCCAAATAGGCTGGGTAATTATACTACATTTTATGTTATGGCTATACGCCAGCTAATCGATCTTCTTGTTCTTTTATACGTAATTTGTACTCACCAATCAGGTCTAACAGCTCTACTTCGGTAAACTTCTTAACTTGGTGTTTAGACTGGATTAGCTCTCTCATGGAATCCATGCCATAAGTGTCGATCATAAACAGCGAGTAACTATCCATGTTGCCGTTCAGATATTTATTGCAATGCTTACACTGCGGATGGATGTTTTCCTCTAATAGTAAAACGCTATTGTGTTTTCGGCTGACAAAATGGCCGCCATCCATGTCCGTGTAATGGCCCACTTTTCCACAGGTTACGCACTCGCACATTCCGTTGTCGTTTGAATACTTCATGCGCATCAAGCGCTGTAGAAGCGTTGCGGCTTCTTGCTTAAGCTTTGCTACCGTTTTCGGTTTGCGTTTCGGCAAGCGCGAACTTCCTCTCTCTAAAAATAGCTTTCTCGACTGTACCACACTCACAGTGCCAGCCACGTAGTTGATGTGGCGGCTCGTTTGTGACGATTATGTCCATTCGTTTATTGCACCTAATGCAACGCTGTTGCGGTATGCGTGATGTACTCATCGATGCTATCTGAATCCCCCGCTAACGCCGTAAACCACACCTCGCTAAACGCATCCAGCTCCATGTCGATGGTGACTGGCTCAATAAATGGCTCTGCGTAAACGTCCGTGTATTCAGGGTTGTCTCTGTTTGTGACTGCGCCACCAATACTTGTAATTAGTAATACGACCGATCCCCCTCTTGCCATTGGCACAACAATTAGATCGATCATAGGCTGCCTCACTTATTAATCATTTTGTATGAGATCGTATTATACGCTACCTGGCCGTAGTCTTTGTGATAAGTGATGACATTTGCTTCACGTCCATTAAGCCAGCCACCCCGACTTGAGTAAGCATCAGCACTTGCGAGTGTTCTATGTTGCTCCACGACCATGAGGTTTGTCTCTTTTTTGTCAATGGAGTGATAGTGTCCCATGTGAGCGTAAGCGTGTTCTGTCCTGCCGAAGACTTCTCGATACTTGGCGGCAAAGACCGTGTCCACGTTTGACACCTTGCGCTTGTGGCCGTGATGGAAGAACAGGGCCGTCTTCCCAAACTCGTAGCAGTAGTAAGTGTCTGCTGAGTTGTCGATGTAAACGCGCGGTTCATTTTCATACAAAGCCGTCAGTAACTCACGCATCCAAATAGCAGAGTATGGGTCATGGTTAGCGTCACACCACTTAACGTGTACCTCTTTGTGCTTTTCAAGAAGCATCTTGATAACCTGCCGAGTGACACGGATCGTTGCTCTCACTACTTTGAAGGCCCGTGAGTCAGCATCGAGTAAATGCTTAGAGGCCGGCGTTAACGGTTCTAAATCGAAATGCTGAAAGTCGCCTAGCTGTGCATATACCGCTGTATCGGCTTCTGGGCTTATTCTGATAGCTTCTGCAAACCATTTGACCAACGTCCTTTCTGCTATCTTCAAATCCCAATCGTCGTTTTGCGTCTGACCAGAGGCGTTAACCTCATCTTTATCAGCCAACATGCCCATGTGGTAGTCAGTGATCACAAAACAGTTGCATAGGTTGGCTGCGTTAACTTTTGGCGCTTTAACTGGCTTGGCCGGCTCTATCTCGTCGGCCATGCCCTTTACGATTTCACGCATAACCTCCAGTTGCTTTTCGGTGTCTGCGCGCGTCTTGACCCACGTCATAATGGGCTTGTTATCAGCGTCGTATAAAATTGACTCGCCCCTGATTACCTGGCCTTCAGGTACGGGGTTTACTTGATCATGGCGTGGTGAGAAGCCTTGCAGTGCGCTTTTGTTTACGACCACCTGCAATCGCTCTTTAATCGTGCCGCGAGTTATATGAAGCATCTCTGCCGCCTTGTGTAAAGAATGCCCTTGTATCCAGCACATCTCTGCGGCTTCTTTTTGTTTTTCTGTGAGCGTTATTTTTTCTAATACTTGTTCTGCTTCATGTGGCGTAAACGCTTTTGCTAGATTGCGCATCATCTCCCCCCAGAGAAATTAGCGACCGAACCTCACATCGATATCATGAGTTTCTGCCATGTGCTTGGCAATGACTCGAAACACGTCGTCTACATCGTGCATCTTTAGTTGCGTCACGGATTTCTTACCAAACAGCGCTTTCTGTACGGGTCGCCAAATGATCTCCTTCACTAGCTTTCCCGTTGGCTCTATCGGCAGTGTTACAACCTGTTGCATGTCATGACCACTTGCTGCTAACGCCCGAGCAATGTCATCACAGTAAGCATGAATTGCTTTCATTTGTTGCGTAGTTAATTTTGGCTCAAGAATTTCGTACACCTTGCCAGAATCTCGGTGTTCCATGATGTACTGACAAAACTGCTCGGCCTGGTACTTATTATTCACCACCCATCGTTCGCTCACGCAAAATTACCTCGCCCTTGTTGGTGAAACATCGACCAAATTTTTCCAGAAAATGTGCTTGATGCTTACCAGTAAAGTCATGCGTAAGCTCATCATCCCAGCTCATATCGCGTGTACGCTCGATTTTATCACCTTTAACCTTTTGTTGCTTCGCAAAAGGTGAGCCACCACTATCGTTTGCACGCTTCAACCAATTAACGACGAACCGTGGCCCCGACTTTTTGCGACGAGCTGGATTAGCTTCTGCCCAATTAGCTATAGCTTCCAACTCGTTATGCACATCGATGTTTTGATATGCTCTCTGCCATTTGATGATCTGCGCATCATCGGGTTGATAGTAAGTACCATCGTTTAAAATAATCATCCACACTTCCCCTTTTAATGCCAGAGCAAGCTCTGACAAGAAGTTAGTTAATAATGACGAGCGTTAATTACTGTATCGAATCTTGTCATCTATCCGCTTGACCTGCTCTCGGCCAGCGGGGCGCATCATGAAGAGGGTCAACTCCGTCTCCAGGGTTCTTCGGTTCCCTAGCCTAACGCCCAGTAATCTCTGACAAAGGGAAGAAATGAGTAGTTATGGGGTGTCCAAGGGTGTCCAGAGACGTTCCTTCGTGTATACTACTCATGTCTTACTTCGCCGAGTTAAGACTATCACTAACTACCGCCACGGTACAAGTGACTCCCTTGGCCCCTCAATCGAGGGGCTTTTTATTTAACAAATGATACCTAGCAAATTTTTTGCCGTTCCGATGAACTAACTCCGTGTTAATGGTATGACCATCGTATCGCAGCTCATTAATGCGGGACGCTAATCGCATGCACCCAAACAGGTTGAGGGCTTCTAACGCTGTAAGCGGCTCGCGCTCTAGATGATTAAGAATTTGTCTATTCTGGCTCATTGCTCTTCCTCCCAAGCTAAAAACTCTTCAAACGTCAAACCAAAGTATTCGCAAACATCGATCATTCGAGAAAGCTTCATGTCTTCGGCTTTTTTCCATCGGTGGATTGTCATAGGAGTAACCCCCATTTCTTTAGCCATTACATGACCATGAGGGTCACCACACGACTCTAATAATGCGGTGATTTGCTCACCGACCTTAAAATGGAATGTCATCCGAAAGGAATCCTTCTGATTGTGGAGCCAGAGCTGCACGCGCTTGTTGCATGCCCTTGTTATGCGCCTCATCCTTAAGCTTAGTGCTAAGACGCATGTAGGTATTGCCATTCTTATCTTTTGCTAACCACGCATTTAGCCAATGGTCATTCCCATTGACGTCCATGTAACTGCCCTTGTAGTCAGGGTGCTTTTCATCGGTTTTTTTGTCGTTCTTAAACAGAACGCCTCGGTTAGTGTTGTCATACTCCATTAGCTTTCTCCTAAAATTAGCTTTCTAGCTTCGTTAAACTCGTTGCTCTTAAGATCGCCGCGCTCGGCAGTTGTAAAGATTCCACCTTTACTAGGCGCAATCCACAGTGCCTTTTTGTCATCGTCGCTGATCTCACCCCACGCCTCTGCTACGGTCTCCCATGCCCGCAATGCGAGATGTTCTTTGATGAAGTACACAGACGCATAGTTACGCTGTAGTGCTTCGTTATGAGCCATTAACGGCCCTGTATCGTTCTGCTGATTAATAGCGTTAGCTACCTCATCGGCAGATGCGTACTCAGTACCAGCCAAGCCCAGCGCGGCCAGTGCGCGACCGATAGCTGACGTTTCCGCATTCTCTAAGGCAGATGTGCGATTAATTTTGCTCGCAGCCCTAACCTCTTCTGCAAACCCTGTGGCTAACAACCGGCCCTCTTGATTGCTAATGCTCGCCTTCATAACGACAAGCGTGTCATTAGCCTCTACCAGCTCCGTACTGATGGTGTAGTCAGGATGCTTTTCCCTAAACTCATTCACTCGGTACGCAACCGTTTTGTACTGTTTGCCGTGAATCGGCACAATTCCTTCAGTCATCTCAAACTCCCTTTGCCATTTCTTCGTAGGTCACGTCTTCGTAACCCTGCTGTGGCGCTGCGCTCATTGCATACTCCACACGCGCAAGCTCTTCGCCAGCCGCGTAGCCTTGCGAGAATGCATCGCTCATGCGCGGCTTCACATCTAAGTACCGACCAGAGTAGCCACACTCAAAGCCGTGGCGATACTCCCTGGCTAACACTTGTGATACCTGCTTCCAGCCGTCGCTCATTACCTGCTCGTAATCAAACATTAGTAACCTCCGTAAGCGCGCGCGTTGATAATAATGTCGAATTGACGCTCTAAGTTTTCTTCGACAGTCGGATAGGCATAAGTCCATAGCGTGTCGCGCAAACCGTCGATAAACGGATCGCTTGGACGCTCCGGCGCAAACAAGTTAATTAGAAACTCTGCGGGATTGTTGGCACGCAATAGAGCCTCGGAAAGGATCTCTCCGTACTGCTCTTCTACCTCTAAAATAAGATAGCCACGGTCTTGCATGCTCAACTCATTGATTCGCTCTAGGTCGCCGCCTATTTGATCGTACAAATCAACCGCGTCATACATCGCTTCTACACTTCTAAACATGGTTAAGTCTCCCTTATGTGCAACATTGCACAGGGATACAATAACAGTTCATGTTATAGATAACAACTATTGTTATTTAATTAATACGATCCAGAGCGAATCATGTTGGTGACTTCGATAGCGCGCTGACCCACTTGGGTAGCCCACCGAGAGTCTAAGAACTCATCAGCCGCCTTCTCGTAATTGCCTTCTGCCATTGCGGCCATAGCGTTACGAAACCCAAGCAACCGGGTTAGGCCAAGGTTGAAACAAAGATTAATTAGAGCGTCTTGGCGCACCTCATCAAGGTCTACAAACCAAGATAGTGCGACCAGTTCTTGCTTGCACCGTTTTATATCATTAGCGAGCAGGTAATCGATTTCATCGTCTGATAAACCTAGACCGCCATCTTCGTCTATGTTACGACCGACGCCGACAGTGATGTAATTAGCGCTGCACTTATAAGCGTGCGTCCTGACGCCCTCATGCCGCTTCAACTGCTCGATTAATTTGCTCATTTGTTTTTAGACTGACTGGCACCGAAGTAGAAAGAGATTACCGAAGACACAATCCCCCCCAAATATCCCAGCACCAAGTTAACGATCCCATCGTCATTTGCTTCTGGAGGCTGAATAGTAACAAGCAAAACATAGCCACCGAAAAGCAAAATCGAAATGAGCGCAATAGTGCGAGCTGTCCAATCTTCTCTGAAAGACTCTCTAGCATGTTGAGCATCCTTTGTTTCTAATGCGAACACATCAACCTCAAGCTCTTTCATCCTGACTTCAAAGTCAAGTTCAGCTTTTTTAATTTCAGCTAACTGTTCTGGGGTAGCTTGCTGTAAGGCTTTCTCAATCTTTTGTGGCGTTGGCTCACAGCCCAGTACATTTGCCAGCATGCCGGCTGCCGCACCGCCTACAGGGCCGCCTAGTGCCGCTCCAATCGTAGGAGCCAAGTCACCGACCAGGCTCTTAATTGCATCAAATTTCATTTAATCCACTCCGCAAATGCTAAAGCGCCCAAAATAAACGGGTAGAGAGTCAGCACGGCCTGACGGTTGATGGCGATATCCTTACCTTGAGAATCCAGCTTCTCATCAATGCGTCGGATGCGTTCCTCGCACAAAGCCTCATGAGACGCTATTTTTTCAATCGCCTTTTCTGCTAACTCCATTTGGTTACCCCGTCATAATGAAAATAACTATGGCAATTAAAAACGCCAACATCGCAATTATAACAATACCAGAGAAAATACTCTCTTTTAATTCTTGCTGTGCGTAGACCTGCCGCTGTCGCTCTTTAATTACGTCTTGTTTTATCTGACGCAGCTCTTTCATCGCCTCTTTGCCATAAACCATCCCTATTAGACTATTGATCTCCGCACGCTGTTTTTCGATTTTCTTCTTGCGTATAAGCGCCTCTAAAGCAGTCTGCTCTACCGATTTAGAGAACACTAACTGCTTAAAGGGGTGAGGGTTAGACTTGCGCTGCTCATCGTACAGTACATCTGAGGCGGCTCCGTACCACTTTGCTACTTGCGCAAAAGTGTCCTCAGCTTCCTTTCCATGCTCTACGCAGAACTTTATAGCGGCATACGCCTTGCTGGCTGTTGCAACTGCTGTAATTGGATCTATCACACTGCCCCCTGGCGCAACCAAAACCACTGAGGGCATCTGTATGTAGCTGATGGGATGTAATATGTGTACTTCCTATCAGACTTGGACTGCCACTCTTTGTAAACGCAAACTGTATGTGGCACGACTTTCCGACCTACATACATGGCCGTGCTACCTTCTAGCGTTAAGTATAAAAGTACAGACTCCACATCGTTAGATTTTGCCCTCTACGATACGCAGCTTTTTAAAATCGGGGTCGTTCAGCTTGCGCATGATTAGCTTGCTTCGAGCATCACGATCATCCCAAGCCACGTTTTCTTCTTTCATCCACTGCGCTAGTAAATGCATAGGAATAGAACCAACACACCATGACTCTGGGAGCTTACCAGCACCCATTGAACGGAGCATTTGTGTGCGCTCTAAGTAAGGCGTGTTGTCGAACTCTTTTTCGACAGTAAAGGTGCCGTCGTGATTGTTGTGAAACTTTTCTTTAGTCTTCACTGTCTTCTGCCTTTTTCTTCCGTGTTGCTCGCTTTGGCTTCACTGCAACAAACTCCAAATTTGTTCCATGTGGAACAGCTTGCTCTTCAGTAATATCTACCATGTCGCCACGGACATGCTTCTTACCGTCTATAAACAGCGTGCTGATAGTTACCTTATACATACTAAATCTCCAAAAAAGAGGGGGCCGAAGCCCCCTAAGCCACAATCAGACTTATGAAGTTGTGCAGTCTGCAATGATGCCTGAAGCCTTCTCATTCTTACAAATGAGGGTCAGCTCAGTAGTCACCTGACGTGTAGTCGAGTCACCAGTCTTCGCAAGTGCGATGTTCTTAGTTGGACGTAGAACACCAACAGCCCACATATCGTCTTGCATAATGAAGACGTCACGCGAACGGTTCTCACGCGAAGGAATGAACTCTACTGTACCCCACAATCGTTATGCTTAGGCTCTTTATCCTAAGCTCTCCAACTTTCGCTGGAGT